CGCCCGCCCGACACGCCACCTAGCTGGCGTCGCCTGCGCCTTCGCCGTCGCTGGCCTTGCCTTGGCCTTGCGCCGCGCTCGCGAGGATCGCCGCGATGCGAGCTGCGCGCTCGGCATCCGTCACCACCACCGGCGCAGCGGCGTCCCCGGCGTGCGTCACCCGGCTTGCATCGCCGTAGGTGGCCGGTGCCCACGACCGCGCCAGCCATCGCATCGTGTCCACCTGGAGGCGTCGATGCGCGACATCGTCAGGATGATCCGATGCCGTTCGCGCCGTCGCCAGCGTCGATTCCGCCAGCGATTCCGCACCGATGCGCCGCGCCGAACGAAACTCCGCCTCAAGACCAGGGTCGCCAGCGAGGGCGCGCCACACTTGCCGCGTTGTCGCCGCTCCCGGAGTCCGCGCGTAGGAATCGACGGTGCCGCCTTCCGCAACATGGGCAAGAAGGGCGGCACGCGCATCGGGCGCGAGGGCGGAATCGTAGCGGCGATCGGTGGCCATGCGGGCCACCGTGGCGACGGCGCGGCGGGGCGAGGTATCCCGCCCCCGCCGCTAGGCTAGGGGCGGACGATGCGCGCCCATTCCCCGGCGTGGGCCAGCAAGTCCGCCGCGCATTGCCGATGCACCCGGGCGCGCACCGCACCGTTCGCGGGGTAGGTGCCCGAATTGCGGGCGGCGCGGTGCGACTCCCGCACCCATTCGGGGACGTACTCTACCGCCACCGTATCGCGCCACGGCCCGCGCCATGGGCACGCCGCATCGGTCAGGCGTCCGCAGTCACAGTCGACCGGCAGGTGCCGCCGGACGCGCCGACGTTCGTCGGGCGGTAGCGCGGCGGCATCGTCGGCGGGCAGCGGGCGCGACGCCGGATGGCGAAGGTACCGCTGCTGCACGACGGACCAATACGTCACCGTGCCGTCGCGGTGGCACACTGCGGGGCGGCTCATTCTTCGCCTCCTTCCGTGGCGCGGCGGACGCGGACGCGTGCGCCACGGCAGCACACTAGCCGCCCGCGCCACGCGTCGCGCCGGGCTTGCCGGTAATCCGCCACGGGCCGCTGCGCGTTGCACGCGTCGCAACGCGACCAAGCGTAGTACGGGGCTGCGTCGTGCGGCTGCCACCCGTCACAGCCGGCAACGTAGAAGCACGCGCAGGCGTCGCAAGTGGAGCCAGCAAGCGCGGCCTCGTCATCGTGCCCGACGGCGGCGGCCCGGCTTGTCGGCGCGGGCTCGCAATCCGGGCAGTAGACGGCACCGTCGCATGCCCACGCGATTATTTCGGCGGCGTGCATCGCCGAACCACGGCGAGACATCATCAGAACGCCTCCATGCGCAGTTGTTCCACGGCGTAGCCGCCTTCCGGCTTTCGCGCGAATCCGAAAAGGGCGAAGGAAAGGCACTCGACCAAGTGGTAGCGCATGTCCATCCCGCCCCCGTCCACCCGGACGCCATCGTCGTCCACCGGCCAGCCTAGGGCGTCGGCGGCAAGACCGCTAAGGCAGGCCAGCCATGGCCGCCCCCCGTCGCGGTTATCGTCGGTGGCGATTGTGTAGAGGTCGATTCGCCGCGTCATTCCGGAACGGCTAACCGCACGGACCGTGGCGTAGACTACGCTTCCCGGCTTGAGATACCGGCGGAGCCTATCCGCCGCTTGCGCCGCCTTGTCGCGGCGCTTCTGCGCCGCCTTGCTTTCGGTTTGCATGGCTCAATCTTTCCCGCCGTTGGCGGGGTTAGGGTTTCGTGACAAGCTCAACAACGAATCCGCCGAAGCCGACAAGGCGCGGCAAATTGCGCGCAGCGTCCCCGCCCGGGGATGATCCGCGCCGCGTTCAATTCTTCCGTATGCGACGGGATGCAATCCCGCCCGCGCCGCCGTGGCACGTTGCGTCAGGCCCGCCGCCGCCCGCGCCGCCCGTAGGCGGGCGGGGAAGTCCGGGGGGAGTTTCACGAGCCCCCCTTCAGCGGATATGCCGGATATGCCGGATATGCCGCCACAATCCGCCCGTCCGCGTCCACCAGACGCCACGACGTAACGTCGGGCCGCCAATGCGGAAGGCGTCGCCCGCTGGCGATGATCCGCCACGCGCGACACCGCATCGGGCGGCGGACGTCACCGAGCGCGGCTTGCCCGTCCAGATTGCCGAGCACCTGCCGCGCGTCGGCGGAAAAGGCTGCGATATAGTAGCGCATTACCCGCGCCCCCCGAACTCGTTCCAGTCCGCCAGCACACCATAGCGTTCGCCGTCGGGGGCGACGATGCGCCAGCCGTCCTCCCCGTAAGGGGCGATGCGCCAGCCCGCGCCGATGACTTTTTCTGCCGCGTACATGGCGGCGGCATCGCGGGCGGACCGGAATGCTTCCTCGCGGTCCCCGTAGTGCTCCGTCAGGAACGTATCGGGCGGCGTCGCCCAATCGTCCGCCGCGTCCGGCCCTTCCGGCCCTTCCCCGTCCCAAGCCGTCACGACGCTCCCCCCGCCGCGAGCAAGGCCAGCGTGCCAAGCGCGACCGCCGTGAGCACGATCCATCCGATCCCGTCGTCCCGCACCGATCGCGCCGTCCGGCCTTGCCCTCCACGCACGATCGTGCTACGTTGTTGTGTCGTCGTTGCCATCCGTGAAAGTCTCCAGCTATCGCCCCCGTCCCCGCCTCCCCGTAGTGGGGAAGGCGTAGGGTGCGCCGGTCGCCCTACCGCGACCGATGCCCAGACAGTAGCGACTGCGGCGAGAAATGCAACCCCACGGTTGCCTTTTTTTTCAGCGGGGGCGGAACGGTGGGCGGACCGATCGCCCGCCACCGCCAGCATGCCAGCATGCTCGCATGCCCTGCGCGCAGGGCGTCGTACCCGGCACGCCATTCGGTTTCCGTTCGTTCGCCCTTCGTTCGTTCGGCGTCCGTTCGTTCGCCCGCCGTTCGCGTGGCATTCTTCCCGGCGTCGCCGCCGCGCCCCAGGCCGTTGATGCCTTGCGCCGCGCCGCCAAGTACTCCCGGCGTCCGCCTCCACCAAGGGGAGTGACGGCTGGCTTTTTTCCCGTCTCCTGCCGCGCCAGGGCCAGGGCGGCGGCTATTCGGCACAGTAGCCGACCGCGACGCCGTTCCGTGCCACCAAGGGGAGTGACGGCCCGGCTATTTCTTAGCCGGCGTCGGGCGCGGGAAGATGCCCGGTCTGCCTTGCGGCGGGATGCTCACGATCCAGTTGGAGGCGCACCGCTTGCACTCTCTGGCGACCTTGTGTTCTCGCTCGGTGGCGAAGACATCTTTGAGTTGCCGTCCGCACTTGGGACAGTTGATCGCTCGTAGCTGCATATCTGCTTGTAGGCCACTACGGTGCAGTTGCGCCTCTCGTAGGCCAGGATCTTCTTGACGGTGATGGGAGTCAACTCGAACTGCGCGCTAAGGCGTCGCCAGCCGAGTCCGTACTTTTCGTGCAGGTCGCGCAGCTTCTGGACTAGGCTGTCCGACAGCTTGGCGCGGTGGTGATGCTGACCGCAGATCCGCCCCTCTTGGTTGAGGGCCGCTCGTACAACGCCCATGGAGTGCTCCCTGCCACAACGGCTAGATTGTCGTGGCAGGACGGGCACACCGACAGCACCCCCCGCACACGGCGGACGTACACGGCGAGGCCCTGCATGCGTTGGCCGCAGGCTTCGCAGATGTCGCTTTCGTCCATGTGGGGGAGTATCGGGCGTTGGCGGTTCAGCGCAAGGACTAGCCCTCGGCGGGCGTGTCTTGGTCCATCGGCTCCTGCTGCACCTCGACTCCGATCTTGGCTCGCAGGGCCTCCATCGGGCTGACGGGCGCGGCGGCGACGGGCGCGGTCGCCTGCTTGAAGTCGAACGTCTCGTCATCGGCATCGGTCAGGGCGTCGATGTCTGCGCTCGACGGCAACCGCTTCATCAAGCGGCGCAGCACCGTCTTTCGGGCCATCTCCTCGTACCACTGGACCCACGGGCCGCTGTCGCGTGCCTTGCTGACGTTGCGGATCTTCTCGATGTCCTCGACGGACATGACCTCGCGGTAAATACCCCCGTCCTTCGTCTTGGCGACGGCGTAGGCGGCGATCACCAGCCCACGCGGCCCGTCGAGGCGCGGCTTGTGGACGATCTTCTCATCGTCGCCAAGCTCGTACTCAAACTTGTCGTTTTCGTGCGCGGTGTGCGCGCTGATGCTGAGAAGCTCGCCGCTGTTCCGCAGCTTCTTGAGCAAGCCGCCGATCATCGGCATGTATTGGACCTTCGGCCCTTCCTTGGTGCGGAAGATCACGGGGGCGGCTTCGCGCCCGTCCAGCAGCAGCCCGTCCTGCGCCGCCTTCATGGCGGTGGCGAACAGGCTGCGCCGGTCGGCGTTCAGCAAGTCGGGGTTCATCTGCACCGTGGTCACCACGGTGCGTACGAACTTCTGCACGGGGATCTGCGGCGGCAGGGCCACCGCGAACTCCCTGTCCATCGCCTTCAGCGTCTCGCGGAAGGCTTCGATCGGGGCAAGCTGGCGGGCCTGCGGGGGAACGGTCTGGGGAACGTCTGACACGGTCACTTCTCCTTCTTCGGGGTGAATCGGAACGATCGGAAGCCTTTGCGGCCACCGATGGGCTGCCCGACCATGTCGGGCGTGATGAACTTCGGCGGCACGGCTTCTTGGTAGCCGCAGGAGATCGTCCCGCAGCGGCCAACAACCTTGCCTGCCGACTGTGCCGCGTACAGCAGCTTCGCCTTCAGGGCATCAACGGCTTCCTCGGCGGCGGACAGGCGCAGTTGCGCGTCGCGCAGCATCTCCATGTCGGCTTCCATTTCGTCGGACGCCTTGATGATCTCGCCGCTGCTGCCGTTGCGCAGATGCGAACGGATGAACTCGCCGTCCTTGGCATAGTCGGCCTCCGGCTCGACGCCAGCGTCGATGCTGGCCCAGAACGCGGACACCACCCCCTTGATGCTGGCGGCGACCTGGGGGTCGGGCGTGCGCAGCAGCACCTTGCTTGTGTTGCCACCGATCAGCGGGATGATGGCACCCCACGACAAGCCCGAAACCAGCAGTTGCACCTGAAGCTGCAACTCGATGTGCGGCGGTGCTTCGATCTGGTCGCCGATCTCGTTCCACTGGTCATCGAAGATGCGGCGATCGACGTTCTTGATCTCCATCAAGCCCAGCTTGCCGTCGTGCATCGCTTCCCAGTCGAACGAGGCACCGAGCCGAAGCTCGGGCACGCGCTGGTAGATCTTGCGCGGCTGCGCCGTCCAGCCGTTGTCCTCGGCGACGCCGGCGGCGATGGCCGCCTCCAGGCGACGCCCCCACTTCATGCGCTCGGTGTCGGGCTTGGCCTCGGCCATGGTCAGCCGCTTGCGGTGCCACAACTCGAAACGCGAGGTGTACGGCGACAGGTCGTAGAGAGCGGCGACCTCGGTGGAGGTCAGGTCACGGGCGCGGGCATCCAGCCACGCCTGCTCGTCGGTGATGTCGAAATGTTCGCGGATCATCCTACTCGTCTCCGTCCATGCAATCGCATGGTGCTTGGGGTTCGGGGAACTTGAATGTCATTTGCTTGTCCTCGGCCAGCGAAGACCATTTCCAATTGCGGCCCAGACCGGCCACGGTGTGCGTTTCGGCGTTCTTCTCGATGGCGACTGCGCGCTGGTACAGGTCTGGATGCTTCTCCATCAGGTCGCGGATCTCGGCTCTGCGCATCGCAGGGCAAAAGAAGCAGGACGACTTCGGCGGGATCGGCAGGCCAGCCGCTTCGATCACGGCGATGCAGTCATCGCGGTCCCAGTTCCACTCGACCAATGGGTATCGATAGATAAAGTGCTCATCGGGCGGCAGTTTGGCGCGGCGGGTTTCACCAGCGTCGATGCCGATGATTCGCGTGACTTTGATGCCCTGCTTCAGCAGGGCCATGCTCGGCTCGTATTCTTGGCGCAAGAAGCGGTCCATCGGCTGCCGCTTCCACTTGACAGAGCAGCCTTTGAAACCATAGGCCAAGCTCGGAAGCTCCTTGCGGCGCAAGCAGTTCTCCTCCAGCGTCTTGTCGCCAGAAGCAGGCTGGTTGCGCACGGTGACGCACTTGATGCCGTGGCCCGTCAGCCAGTCGAACATTATGTTGATGTGCGCGTACGTCTCTGGCCGCTCGCCGCCCGTGTCGGCGAACATGACGAGGTCCGGCAACTCGCCTCGCTCAACCAACCCAATGCAGACGGCGACGCTGTTGACGCCGCCGCCGTAACTGACCGCCGAAAGCGTCACGCCACGCTCTCCTGCGGCATGGAAGACGCTTCGATCGCCGCCAACCGGGCGATGCGGATTGCATCGCTTGCCAGCGTCAAAGCTACGCGAATGCGTCCGGCGGCATCTCCGCGATCGAATGGGATCTTCAGATCGTTCGTGAGTGTGTACGGCTCAACTTGGTTGAGGAACTCCTCGATGTCGCGCAGCTTCTTGGCAAGGTCTAGCACGACTTCGACTCCTCGGCGGCTTTCTTTTCCAGCCGATCAAGTGTCCAGACGATTTCGTGGAGCGCACGCTCGGCGGTGTCGATGTAGATCGACAGCCGACCTGAGCTCCACTCCTTGCCCGAAAAACGCAGCGGCAACAGCATGTCGTGCTGTTGGCAGATGCCGCACTTGTCCAAGGCTTCCCTGGCCGTCACTATCGCTGCGCGAAGAGCGTCGCGCATCGCTTTTGCTTCTTGAGGTGTCACCATGTCGAGGAAGAGACTAGCGAAGTTTTCGGCGGTTGCAAGTGGAAGATCCTGAAAACGCCGGTAGGGGTAGGAGGATCATGGATCAACTGCCGACTCTGACCGACCTTCTGGCCCGCATCCCCGGCTCTTGGAGCCACGTTGCCAGGACTTGCCACCTGTCCCAGCGCGCCCTGTACGACCTGCGCATGGGCTTCGTGCCGCCTGCCCGCATGCGGCGGGCCACCTTGCACGCTCTCTCGCAGGCCGTTGGGGCGACGCCTGACGAGGTCATCGCCGCGATCGAACGGCAGTGCGCCAAGGCTGCTTCTTCAGACCTTTGATGTCTGATGCGAGAACGGCGGGTGACGCTCCTTTTTTGAGCGGACTGGCTGTCCTGGCATGTCGAGTTCGTGAACGTGGACCTCAACGCCTGTCGCTCCACCGACGCGGGCGTACCACTTCGACGCCTGCACCATAGCCACAAGGCAATCGTCGGTCCACCACTCCGACATCGCATCGAGCACGGCCTTGGTAAGGTTGTCTACGTCCGGCTTGAAGATGTGCGGACGGTGGATCTCGTCCTTGTACGTCCTTGTGCTCAAGCTCTTGGGGCGCGGCATGGCGAACAGCAGACGGACGTAGACTGGGCCTGTGAGGATGCTGCCCGGCTTGTATTGCGCGCTGACCTTGCGCACGCACGCCTTCCACTCGTCGGCGTCGTTCGGCGTGTAGATTTGGATGAACCGCCCCCGGCGCGTGGCCTTGACTCGCGGCTGGGCGACGGGGGTTCCTGGGACGAAAAAGCGGTAGCTCACTTGGTAGCTTCGATCTCCGCCTGGATCTTCGCACGCTCCCAGTGCGTCGCGCAACGGTCTAGCTCGGCGTAGAGCTTCATCAACTTCACCGTGCGCAGAGCCTCTTGGATCTCTGCCGTCTCGGTGGCGTAGACGTTGCCACGCTGCGCCTTCATCGTGCGACTGCACTGTGACGAACAGAAGCCGCCCTGCGAACTGACGGGCAGGATCTCGCCACACTGCATGCAGTAGCGGTTGCGGAAAACTTTGCGCTTGGTCACTTCGCCTCCTTGCTCACGCTACGCCTAAGTTCATCTAGCGCGCCAAGCATCTTGAGTGCTGGCTCTTCATCCAAGAAGCCATCCAAGAAGCCGTAGGTGTGAAAGCATGAGTGCTCTTTGCGCATGCTGATTGTGCCTGCCACTTCCTGCGCAGCGTCCCACAAGTTTAGCAGCAGAGGGAGCGCGCGGCGCAAGTAGTTGTGCAGCACACGCATTTCGAGTTGCGTTATTTGCCGATCTGCTAGCAGAAGCGAAAGTGCTCCGTCAGCGTATTCTCGTTGTGTGGTCACTTCGCCCTCCCGATGTCGGTCGCGTGGAGCTGCAACTCCTTGAGCACGCGGTCGGCAACGTGCGTGGGCATGGCCAGCAACGTGACGGCTGCGATCCCGTCCGGCGTCGCGGCGTCGATGTCGATGCGCCCGACGCCGCCGAGTTTGGCCAGGTCGAGCGAGCGCATCACGGCGACGAGCAGGGCGTTGTCGGCGGTGTTCATTGGTTCGTCTCGTTGCGCTTCGCCAGCAGCGCGTCGCGGGCATCGAGTTCGGCCCGCAGCTTTGCGATCTCGGGCCACGCCGCAAGCCGACTTTCCAGTTCGGCGCGGATTGCCGCATGCCGCCTGCCGCAGTCGCGGTAGTCCGTGAGGTACTCGTCGAGCAGATGGGAGTCTGACATGGTCGCGGGGGTGGGTCTCATTGGTTCGTCTCCTTGTGCTTCTTCAGCAGCCGCCCGTAACGCGTGTTCCAGTTGGCGGCCTCTCCCAGGTTCAGCCAATTCGGCGGATGGCCGTGTGCGCGCAGCAACTCCATCGCCTCGCGCATGTCGGCGCGCAGCCGCTGCACCTCAGAGCGGAACCTTGCCACCTCGACACCAGCCGGCGTGGTGTCGTTGCGGATGATCTCCTGCAACGATGCGATCTGTGCCAGACGCACGCCGTCGAGGCGCTTGGCTTCGGCCACCTCGGCGCGGGCGGCGTCGAGTTCGTCCAGCAGCGCGGGCAGGGCGTTGACGGCGGCGACGATCAGGTCGCGGGTCGGTTCCTTGCAGCTAGGGCCGTATTCCCCATGCGCGCTGCCGTCGTCGAAAGCCTCCGGTTCAGTCCGCCACAACCCAGGCACGGGATCGTTAGCCGTCCCGGTGACCGACCATGACCCAAAGTAATCTTCCTTTTGAACAATCCACGGCAGCGGCGTCGCAGCAGCCAGCAACTTCCGCAGTTCGTTGGTGTCGGTCATTGCGGCTCCTTGTGCTTCGCGGGAACCATCTCCACGCCGTCGATCACGAATCGCCCGGGGCATCCGCCTTGGTCCGGCGCGAGGTGATCGCCAACCGTGCCGCCGCAGCCACGGCACTGCACTTGCTCTTGCAGCCGCTCCACCTCGGCGCGGAGGCCGTCCACGTCCTGCACGGCTTTCACGGCCCACTCGCCGCCTGCCTCGCTCAACGAGGCGGCATGGACGGCAGAGCACCCGCCGAAGCGAATCGCCAGCCGCAGCCGCTCCACCTCGTCGCACAGCCGCTGCACGTTGGTCGTGCTGTACGTCCCCTCGGGCTTGCCGAGCGTCTGCCATGCGAGTTGATCGTCGGCGTGCAGTTGGGCGCGGGCGGCGTCGCGCTCGGCCCGCAGCCGCTGCATGTCCTCGCGCAGCCCGGCCCAGTTAAAGCCGACGCCGAAATCCACAAGCTTCATCGGCGGCTGCTGCTCCAGTTTGGCGATACGGGCGCGGGCGGCGAGGAGTTCAGCGGCGATGGCGCGCACATCCGCCCACGACGGCTCTCCCAGCTTCGCGCAGATGGCAAGCACCAGCGGATCGCTGCTGGCGATCTCGCGCAGCCGCTCGGGGGTGATGGAGTCAGCCACGGGCCACCTCCATGGCGCGCTCGATGGCGTCCATGAGCGCGTCGCCTTGGGCGTCGCGGGCGTCGCGGGCGACGTCGGCGTCGGCGGCGGCGGCGGCGGCGGCGTTGGCGTAGGCGTAGGCGGCGTTGGCGTAGGCGGCGTTGGCGGCGGCGGCGTAGGCGGCGGCGGCGGCGGCGGCGTCCTTCGCCTGCGCCACCACAAACGCCAGCCACTGCGTGCGCACCGCGTCCCAATCGATCCGCACCCACTCGTCGCGCACCATCGCCTCACCCCAGCGGATGGCGAACGTCTGCGCGTGGGCCTTGGTCAGCCCATCGAACAGCGCCGGCAGCGCGTGCGCCACCCACGCCGGCATCAGCGATGCAGGGCACTGGCCAGCATCGTCGATCCCGGCAGCCGCGCCGAGCAGGCAAGCGATCTCGCGCCCGCCCTGCTCGTCGTGCCATGCGGACTGCACGAGGCGGCCCTCGCGCGCGAACTGGAGCAGGCGTTCACCGGCGAGGCGCGGGTCGGTGATGATGGGGTCAGCCACGGGCCACCTCCATGGCGCGCTCGATGGCGTCCATGAGCGCGTCGCCTTGGGCGTCGCGGGCGTCGCGGGCGGCGGCGGCGGCGGCGTCGGCGGCGGCGTAGAAGGCGGCGTAGAAGGCGTCGGCGGAGGCGGCGGAGGCGTAGTAGGCGGCGGAGGCGGCGGAGGCGGCGGCGGCGGAGGCGGAGGCGGCGGCGTAGGCGTCGGCGGCGGCGGCGTAGGCGTCGGCGGCGGCGGCGGCGGCGGCGGCGTAGGTGGCGCAGGCGGCGTAGTGGGCGTCGGCGTCGGCGCGGGAGGTGGCGGCGCGGGCGGCGCGGGCGGTGCGGGCGGTGGCGGCGCGGGCGGCGCGGGCGGCGTCGGCGGCGGCGTCCTTCGCCTGCGCCACGACAAACGCCAGCCACTGCGTGCGCGCCTCGTCCCAGTCGATCATCGCCCACTCAGGGAGCACCATCGCTTCACCCCAGAGGATGGCGAACGATGAAGCGTGCGACTTTGACTGCTCATCGAACAGCGACGGCAGCGCGTGCGCGACCCACGCCGGCATCAGCGACGCGGGGCACTGGTCCGCATCGGTGATGCCGGCCGCAGCGCCGAGCAGGCAGGCGATCTCGCGCCCGTCTTTCTCGTCTTGCCAAGTGCCCTGCACAAGCCGCCCCTCGCGGGCGTAGGTCAGCAGGCGTTCCCCGGCCTGCTTCGGGTCAGTAACCACGTTCATGCTTTCCTCCTGTAGCTATCCCATTCCAAGGTCAAGATCCTACCGCCATCCTCGCGAAGACGGTCCATCACACGCTCGCCAAGAAACTTGGCAACGTCTTCTTTCGCAAGGTTCGACAACAGCAGCGTCGGCTTGCGGCGTTCGTACCGCTCGTTGAGCAGATCGAACAACAGATTCTTCTCGGTGTCGGAGCCGAACTGCACGCCGATCTCGTCGAGAATCAGCAGATCGGGACCGCTCATCGCCTTGATGGCGTCGGCTTCGCTCTCGCCGCTGTTGCGTCCCCAGGTGTCCTTGATCCGGCGCATGGCGCGCTGCACGGTGCTGTAGTAGGCCGTGCTGCCCTTGCTGATAAGGTACTGCGCGATCGCACAGCCCAGGTGCGTCTTGCCGGTGCCGGGGCGGCCCAAGAACATCATCGACCGGCCCGTCTCCAGAACGTCGGCAAAGTTGTGGGCGTACTCGGTGGCCCACTCCAACGCCTTCTTCTGGCCAACCGTCTGAGCTTCGTAGGTCTCAAGCGTGCGGTCGCGGAATCGCTCGGGGATGCCGGTCGCCTCCATCGTGTTGGCCCAACGGATGCGCGCTTCCTCGGCATCGCGGGCTTCGCGCTCGGCCTGCTCGGCAGCTTGCGCGGCAAGCTCGCACGACGGGCACTTCGACCAGACGATATTGAACAAGCCGAGGTTCTTCGCCTCGTACTCGCCGTGCTTCTCGCACGCCCGCTTCTCGGGGGTGATCTGCTTGCGGATCATCAGATGTCCTGCTCTTGCGCGCCGTAGTTGATGCTCGACAGGTCGTGCTTGTTGTTGCCACGATCTCGGATGACCCAGTCAGATCGGAACCCCTGCCAGTTGCGGGCGACCATCTCGGTCACCGCCTGCTCTAGAGTCCATCCGACCTTGGCGGCTTCGGCCACGATGCGGTTGAGCACCGTCTCGGTGACCGGCGCGTGCTTGGCACGGCGCATGACCATGAAGTCCTGCCAGACCTTGGGCGACACGCCCTCGGGAACTCCCTCTGTAGGCTTCTTCTGCTTCTTGGTCTTGGTTCTTGGTTCTTGGTCTTGGTTCTTGGTTGGCATTGGGGGGTCGATGGCCCCCCCATTGGGGGGGGTATTGGGGAGGGCATTGCCCCCCCCATTCTTCCATCGAGCCGCAGCCCCGCGCCTGCCGCCGTTTACCTGGGACTGGTAGCGGTCGATCTCCTCGCGGCAGCGGGAGTTCAGCCAGCAGCCTTCGTCCTGCCGGAAGAACTCGGTCAGAACGTTGCGGACCTCGGCAGCGTGATCTCGCATCCCGATCTTGCGGGCGACCTCCTCGGGCGTTCCTGCCGGGAAATTTTCGTCGAGGTAGATCGCGTCGAGAATCCGCCGGTAGGCCAGATCCTCCAGCAGCGACAAGTGCCGCGTGGCCGCCGCGTAGTCGCCGATGTTGAACGGGTAGAACCTCACGCGCCTGACCGTAGCGACCGGAGTCACCCGGCGTCAAGCGGAATCTCTCGGCTTTTCTGCCGATCGAGATGGTGGTTCGCCACGAAGCCGCAGGAGGCGATTCTAGGCTCGATCTCGACGCGGCTTTGTTGGCACGGTCACAAGGCGATCATCGCTCCACGACGGCCCGAGGGCGTCAGGGCGAGAGAAACAGCCACAGCACGATCAGCGTCAGGCACAGCGCGAACCCGGCGGCGGCGTACAGCAGCACCACTTCGGGTCGCTCGTCGTGATCTTGCATGGGAAAAGATGCCGGGGCGGCCTGGGGGGCGAGTGGATGAGGCTCGCATCACAGGGAGACATGGGAGGTAGGTGCGTGCCAGACCGCCCCAGCGGTGTTCGTTCAAAAAACCCCCGGCAACAGCCGCCGGGGGAAACCCTCGTTTTACGACGCTCGGCCCTCAAGCCGAACCATGCGTCGGCAGTAGTACGAAGTCCTGCTTGCTACGTCAAGCGGATTCTCACCGCTGGCGCAGACCCTCCGCCGGGGAGCCGGTCATGATCGCCCGCGCCGCGTCCACCACGCCGTAGGTCGGCTGCTCGCCGGTCATCACGTTCACGCCCATCGCCAGCTTGTTGAAGGTCTGGCTCACCGGCAGGCCAGCCACCAGATCGAACAGCACCAGAGCGTCGCGGATCTTGCGGTTGGTTACGTCCTTGTCCTCGCTCGCCACCGCCGCGATCAGGTCGTATTGGCCGTCCACCATCTTCTGGAGCGCGCCGATCGCCGGGTTGCTCAACATCCGGTCGTTGTAGGTCACATCGTCCAGCCGGTTGATCGTCGCCGCAGCGACCATTTGGCCGCCGATCGGGATCATGCTCAGGCCCTGACCGACCAAGCCCTTCAGCATGATGTCGCGAGCCTCGTTCCAGTAGCCATCGTCATCTTCGTCATCCATCTTGCCGCTCATGGCGTCAGCGATGATCGAAGCCACCACGCCGGGGACCGCGTAGCCCATCATCGCAGTGTAGAACAGCGGCCACTTGTTGCCCTTGAAGCCCTCCTGCTTGAGCTTCAGGAACTCCGTCCTGTTCAGGTTGTAGAGCATGTTGAAGTAGCTGGTGAACTGCGTGAACAAGCGAAGGAGTTCGCTGCCGGACTCTGCCGAACTGATCGCTTCAGGCTGCGTGCTGCCTTGGGTCAGATTCACCGCCGCATCGGCGCGGGCCACGGCTTCTGCCTCCCACTGCGCTTCGCTCATTCCTTCCGGCCTAGCCGCCATGGCCTGCTCGTAGGCTCCGCCCCAAATGACGAAGTCCATCATGTTCTGCACCGTCGCCTGGAAGATGTAGGCGTTTTTCGTGGCGAACTGCTTGACCTTGTCGAACTTGCTGGGGTTCAACAGGACTTCGTTCATCTCCTCTTGCAGCACGAAGATTTGGCTGCGCGTGCGCTGGTCCATGAACTTGGACTTGCCCACCACCACCTCGGTATACCCCTTGCGGTCACTGCCGAAGCGACGAGCCGCGCCGATCAGGTAGCTCGCCTTGACCTTGAGCAGCGCGGGGAAGACACCTGTGAGCTGCTGCAACGTGTTGGAGATGTTGCCGAACATCACCATCATGCCTGAGCGGTTGCGCAGCATGCGGATGTACCGATCTCTGGTCGGGTTGTTGCTGCCGATTCCAGTGCGCTGCGATGCCGCACGCGACAGCCACGGGTATATCACCTCGTTCAGCGCGTTGGGGTCGATCGAGTTGATGGCCGCCTTGATGTCCTCGTTCTTCAGCAGGCGGGCCACCGACCACAGCGCGGGTTGGACATGCACGAAGCGCATCGTGTGCTCGATGTGCTGCGCGATGCGCGATATGTCCATGTCCAGCGGCTTCTGGTAGCCCTCGTAGCGAGCGATCGTAAAGCCCCAGCCCGTGGTGGGCATCGAGTCCCTGAACTCCTGATCGACGTTAGCGACCGCAGACGGGTCTGCGAAGTTGGTCACCAACTCGCGGTCAACCTTCGCCGGGACGTATCCGCCAGCGTAGGTCTTCGTCGTGCCGTCCTTGAACTTGAGCACGAAGCTGCGCGCGGGAACCTCATCGAAGAACTCGCCCCACTTCATGCGGTAGATCCGCTGGATGTCGGGCTTCAGTTCGGCGGTCAGGTTCCACACCTCCTGCACGGCATCAACATGTTCTTGGGTGAGGACGCCGTCTTCGATCATCTCGCGGATCGCCTGCCATGCCCGAGACTCTTCAACCTCTCCCGTCTCTTGGTTGACAGTGCCCCACTCGTAAAACTTGCCGCGACCGGCAGCGATCATCTTAGATGCGTTGCTCTGGTTGCCCAGGTGCATCAAGAAGCCAAGGATCTCCGCCGTGTCGGTGAAGGTGTATTTCAGTGCTTTGCTGGTGTACGGCACCCACTTTAGGCTGGGGCTTACCTTGTCCAAGATGGCGTTGAACTTCTTGTGGAAGGCGTCGCGCTTGGAGCGGTAGTCCAAGATGGCGTTCTGCACCGGACGCCAGAACAGGCGCGTGAACACCCCAGGATCCTTGCCGTCCCACTCATCGAACATCGACTGAGCGCGGCGCATCTTCGCCGCCATCGTGCGAAAGAACGCAACTGCGCTCTCGAAAGGAGTCGCCCGCTGCGTCTGCCCCGGCCTCGGCCCTTCCTTTGCCAGCTTGGCGGCGCGCTCTTGGATCTGATTCTTGGCGTCTTCGACCAGGATGCGGTTCTCGCCAAGCACGACCTCCTTGTCATCCTTGGCGTACTGCCACAGTTCCATGACCACAGACCTCAGGCGGCGGAACTCCTCGACGGTCAAGTCCTTGAAGTCCTTCTTGTTGGCCGTCGCCTCGGAAATGATCCGGTTGATCTCTGCGTACTTCTCCGGCTCGTACTGCTGGAGCTTGCGCAAGAAGTCGTTGGCCGTCTCCGCAGCGCGCCGGATCTGATCCTTCGTGCCGACGCCGTACAGGGCGAGCACCGCCCGCGCCGCCATGATGTAGTCGAGCGACCTGTCCTTGCGGTTCTTGTTCTTGAGGATGCGGGCGAACATGCGTCGCGCCGCGCTGACCTCAACGCGGACGCTCTCCGCTTCGTTCGCCATCTGGTCGCTCAACAACTGCTGCCGCTTGCTGCCAAGCGCACCAGCCAAGTCGTTGTCCGTCAGCTTCTGCAACGCCTCGCGGCTGTGGCGACGGGACGCGACCACATGCAGGTCAGGCCGTAGCTCGCTGATCTTCTTCTTCTGCGTCGACATGCGCGCCGCCGCACGCGCCGCACTCAGCATGATGCGCGGTGGCAACTTGCCTTCCGCCTGCTTCTGCCTCGCCTTCAGGTCCGAACGGATGGCGTTGACGCGCTCCTCGGCGCGAGCGATCAAACTTTGATCCTTGGAGTCTTTGGCCGCACGCAGCTTCTGCTCGGCCTCGCTCAGGTCGTTTTTAAGGTCGATGACCTCCCGTTCGGCCTCCTGCTGTTGCTGCAAGTCGGCGGGCCGGTTGGCACCGCCAAGTGTCGCCTTCTCCAGCGCGCCGAGTTCCATCATCAGCCAGCGCGTGTTGAACTCGTTCAACAACGAGGCGTTGACTGCCTCCTCGACTTGGTTCTGCGTAACCAGATCGCTGTTCTCGGCCAGCATCTTGGCGTCGAGAATGGACGCGATGGCGTCTTCCTTCGACGGCGAGGTCAGCAGATCGTTCAGCACTGTCTCGGCGTTCTCGTAGCCGAAGTAGTCGCGCAACAAGTGCAACGTCACGCCGTTCTCGGCCATCATCGACGCCAGCGGGTGCGCGTCACGGGCTTCCTTCTTCTGCTTCGCCACAGCCTCCAGCCCGCCGCGCTGCGCCGCCTTCGCCGCCGACAACGCCTTGCTGGCTTCCTCGCGCTGGGCGCGAACCTTCTGGTTGGCCGCCTTGATGCGGGCCTTTTCTTGCGCGTAAGCAATGCTCGCCTTGCGATGCTCTTCTCTGGCAGCGTCGTAGGCCGCACGCTCCGCAGTCCCGGCAGGCGGCAGCGGCTTGGGCTTGACCGGCTTCACCGGCTCAACCGGCAACTCCTCGATCGCCAGCCCTTCGGCAATCCGCTGCTCGGCTTCCGCCGCCGAAACGGCATCGTCCAGCGGCTGCATGATCTCGGACGCCTTCACCGCGTCCAAGGCGAAGCTCTCGATCGACAGCTTGTGGTTCTTCACCTTCTCGGGCGCGACCGTGCCGTCCTCGCCCACCATCTCGCCAGTCTGCAAGAAGCGACGCAACCGCTCGACGCGAGTGCGCTCGACCGAGTTGGCTACTTCCTCGTACATGCCTTCGCGGATGGCGTCCGCCAGCTTCTTCATCGCGGAAAGCCGGTCGTGATGGTTGCGCGTCAGCCACGCCAAACTTCGCAAGCCCTTCTGCGTCAGGCCAGCAACCGCCTGCTCGATGCGCAACCGCTCGATGGACTGGTAGTCCTCCCAGTCATCAGCGTTGCCGCCGTACTGAATCCACTGATCCTTCGACAAGAACAACGGCACCGCAGCCTTCGTCGCCTCGGCCATGCGGATTTGGTCCTGCGCGGCGACCATGCGCTTGAAGACCTCCTTCACCTCGGGCGTGATGCCAGGGAGATCCTTGCCGCCAGACTCGATCTTGTACGTCTCGTTGATCGCCGTGAGCGTCTTCCAAGTGTTGACGAAGAACTCTCGGATGCGACCGAAGATCGGCAGCAGCGATTCGCTCGGCAGATCGCCGTTGAACAACCACGCCTCCCACGAATAGGCCACCGCTTCGTGGACCTCGCGCTGCTTCTCCGCCGGCATCGCGGCGTACTCGTCAAATCCGCCTTCCAGCTTGCCGAGATCACGCGCCAGCGTGTCCATGTCCTTGCGCATCTGCTCCGACGCCAAGCCCTGCTGGATCAGCGTGGCGTAGCTGTCGAACATGAAGTGCATCAGTTCGTGGAAGTACGTCGTGGGCTGGGCGTTCTGGTTCAGGACCGTTTGGCGGGCCATGCGGTCGTAGGTGCCGCCGACGCCTTGTTCGGTCTGCGAGAACAAAAACTTGCTTTTAGGAGCAACTACCGCGTTCTTCGCAAGCACCAGCGACCCGATCTGCACAACCATTTCAGCCGACTGCAATGGCTCTCCTGTGGCACGGTCGAAAAAGTAGCTGTGCAACTTTGGATTAAAGCCGACTTGACGCCACTGCGGGTCGGTCATCGCCTTCTCGGCAAGCGCATGAGCCTCCTCCGCCGTCATGGGCTTCATCTTGCCCTTGACGATGGCGGCGATGTCCTTGTTCTCAAGCTCTTGCGCAATGCGGAACACAAGCTGCTCACGCGCAGCAAACTCAACGTCGGTCACGACGGCGGCGTTGGTGAACCCGATGACTTGCCCAGCCGTAGCCCCCTTTCCAGCCTTGTGGATAGTCACCACATCCACGTTTTTGCGCTGCTTGGCAGGGATGTCTAGCCGAAGGCCGACGTACTGTCCTTCTGGAATGTTTGTCGGGGCGATGACGCGATCTTTCTGGCTGCTTTTCAAGGCGTCGGTCATCTGCTCTGGCGTCGAAAGTGCAGGCACCGCTTGCGCAAGACGCACCTTGCCAAACTTGTTGACCAAGGCATCCCACTGCTCTCGCGTGATCTGTCCTGCGGCAAGTGCGCGAGCACCGTCCTTCAGTTGCGTGATGTTCTCGGGCGCGAGAACCGTTTGAAGTTGTTGCTCTACCTGCTTCTTTGCGCGGCCCGGCTTGACGGGCGCAACTTCTGGGACGGATGGAAGTTGCTCTTCAGCCATCGGGGCAGCTTCCGGCTGCTGCTCAAGCTGCACTGATTCTTCGATCATTTTCCCCACTTCCTGCGGCGTGGGAAGAGAGATGTCGCCTTCAGTGGTTTGCGCAGCCTGTGCCGTTTCGGCTTCGGTCACGAACGTCTCCAGCACCCCCCGCTCCTGCTCCGTCATCTCCTGCGGCGGGCTGGCCAGCAGTTCCTTGGCTTGAGCGACGGGGTCGGCAGGGGCTTGCTGCGGCTGCTCCTGAGCCTGTGGGGCGGCTTCTTGGGCGGGAGGCACTGCGGCCTCGGGCGCGGGCGCGACAGCGGCTTCGGCGGGCTGCGCAGGGGCGGTTGGCGGCGCGGCTTGGGCCGCTTCCTGCGGCGTCTGCACCACCGGCTGGACCTCAAACTTGCCGAGCACGCGGGAAGCCTCGATGGCGTTCTCGCTCATCGGGACGCCCGCTCGGGTGCTCATGCCGTACACGCGCTCAAAGTCGGCCAGCGCGATCGGCTCCTTGCCGTCAGCGGCCAGCTTGGCGTTGACCTCGGCGTTCATCAACGCCATCACCTGGGCGTACAGATGCCCGCCAATGCGCGCCTCTTGGAACGAACGGCCCGCCGCCTGAATCTGCTTCGTCTGGTTCTCGCGGATGGCGCGTAGCTCATCGCGGAACTGCTTGTCCGCCTTCGCCTTCTCGCTCAGGTTGTTCTGAACCGTCTGCGCCATCGCCTTGATGTTCGGCTCAAACTTGGCCGCCTCGGCCTCGCTCATGCCGTTCTTGTCGATGCGGATGTGCGGCATCAGCTTCGACTGCATCTCGGTGTTGCGCAGGCTGACCTGAAGATCCTCCGTCTTGATGACGATGGCGTCCTGGTCGGTCGTGGCATCCACAAGCTGCTTGTGAACCGCTGGCAGCAGTTCTTGCAGCATCTCGATGGCCGACTTCTGCACCTTGCCTTCTGCCGTCGCCTGCTCGTCGATGCCGCCCAACAAGGAGCGCAAGTCGGCAGCGGTGACGTAGACCTCGCTGACGCCCTTGGCTTCGGCGGAGAACTGGCGGGCAAGCTCGGGGTTGCGCGCAGCCAGCTTGCTGTCGGTTGCGCCCGTGGCGATCGCCTTGATGATGGCCGTGTCCTGCTGCGCCTGCTCGACGCGCCGGGCGTCCGAGGCGGCGTTGGCCAGCGGGCCGGGCAGGCCCAGCACCAACATGCTGTAGAAGGTCTTGGAGGCGATCTCCCCGATCTGGTCGTAGATTTGCTGGCGGCCCTCGGGCGTGCTGTACCGCTGCTCAAGCTCGGGGCGGCTGACGGTCATGCCCCACTCTTGGCCCACGATCTGGCTGATCTCCTGCCCGATCTCGGTGGCGATCTCGCCGCCAAGGCCCTTGATGTAGCTCTCAGCGAACCCGGCAGCGACGGTCTGCTTGCCGATCGGCTTGAACACCTTGGGGGCGAGACGCGGCCCGACCTTGGCCGCCGCGCTGGTGAACGGCTTGAGCGCGTACTTGCCCAGGACCGTCTCCAGCGCGCCGTTGATGACGCCCACGATGGACGCGGCCCTCTTGGCCTCCGCCTCGCCCATGCCCGCCTGGATGTAGTCCAAGTAGGCGTTGCCGCCTTCGATGATGGCCGTTTGCGCGCCCTGCGCCCCCAGGAAGCCAGCCGTGAACAGCGTGCCCGACGAGATGGGCGCGGCAGGACCGGCGACCAAGCCGGGCGCAGCCATGGCCGCTCCAGCCGCCAGGGCGACCGGCACCGTCTCCGACATCTGCCCGACCATCTCCGCCGTCCCGCCCGTGATCGAGTCCCACACCCCTTCCAGCGGCGGGACTGCCCCGATCGCGTTGTCGATCTGCGACAGCCGGTCACGCAGCAGACGGGCGTCCCCGATGCCCGACGCAAGCTGCGCGCCGATGTAGCCGCGCTTGACCATGTACCGGCCCTTCGTGAAGTTGCCGATCTTCTCGATCTGCTGGAGGTGTCCGATATCGTCGTATGCCTGGGCGACGAAGTTGAAGTCCCGCATCCGCTGCGCGACCAGCGGGTACTTCTCGTCAAACGCTTGGTTCTCGACCTCGCGCTGGCGGGCGAACTGCTCCGCGATCTTCCAGTCCTGCGTCGTGTCGGCGGGGTCGATTCCTAGCTGCTGGGCGATCTGGACCTTGCGCGCCTCCATGTCGGGGTCGCCAGCTACGGCCTGCTGGAACCGCTCCTGCTGGATGCGCCGCTGCTCTTGGATCTGCTTCTGGGCGTCAAGCAGGGCCAAGGTGGCTAGCTGCTCCGATCTGTCCACCTGTGGCGTCGGCACCGCCGGGATGGGGGTCAGCGGCGGCGGGGTGATGGGCTTCGGGTCTTGGAAGCCAGACGCCAAATCGGTGGAGAGTTCCATGGTCACTTCATGCTATCTCGACGCTGCTGCAAAGCCTCCTTCAGACGGGCGGCTTGCTGTTCCTTCTGCGCCTTGCGGTTGGCGGCGGCTTGTTCTTGGAGTTGCTTAATAGCTGCATCCATAAGAGGAGACAGCCCGCGAGACGGTTCTGGCTTTAGGTTTGCCGGTGGGGTCTTTGGGAATACAGGCTGAACACCATACCGCTCTGCGGAATAGTATTGCTGTATTCGCTCTGACACAGTTGGCTCGTAAAGCTCGCGGCGCACAGCCTCGGTAGCTGCACGCTTCTTGGCCGTCCCAAGAACAGAATCGTCAAACGAGTCGGGAGGTCCGAACGCGCCTTCCGCAATGGCTTGCTGCGTGTACGCATCCAGCATTGCCTTCAGGTTTTCTTGCGAAGGGATGACATCGCCCATGTAGGTGCGAACAAGCTGCCGGATGTTCGTGCGCGAAGCCGCATCGCTGACTTGGTTCGCTGCCGCCGCATCTACCTTCTGCCGTGCTTGAGCCTGCTTGAACGTGTTCTCGCTGTCGATGGCGGAGATCCGAAGGTATTCGCGGATTAGCGTGTCTGCCCCGCCTCCCATGCGAGTTGCGTCTTCGCCGGACAGGTTGGAATCTTTGAGCGCACGGTCAATCGTGTCGATCTTCTCCTGCATCTCTGGAGATGGCGACTGCCTGTACGCCTCACGATACTTGGCAAGCGACTTCTCGGCAGTGCTGATGACCTCGGCGCGCTTCGCAGCGTCGCCGGTCCACTCGCCAAGAGTCAGCGTGACCGATCTGCCAGTCGAGCCAACGGGCTGCTCCCACTTGGTAACTCCGCGCTCATCTGGCGTCTGCACCTCGTAGACCAACGGAGCCAGCCAAGAGTTGACCAGCTTGCCCTCCATGTTGCGGGAGGCCAGCGAAACCGACACTCCCTTGGAAGCGGCTTGCGCGTTGACATAATCCGTGATGGCTTTGCGGTCGTTCTTGTCGATGCCAGCCGCCGTCAACTCGCTCTCCAGCTTGAGTTGAGCGCGCAGCCAGAAGTCGCGCTTTGCTGGGTTGCCAGGGTTATTGTCCTTCTTCTCCCAAGCCGGGTCGTAAGGCTCACCAACCAGCTTGCCGATCAGGTTGTTGAAATAAGCCTCGTCGGAGACGATCTTGACCACATCGCCTGCGCGACCTCGACCGCTCGGGCTTTGGCCCCTTGGGTCGATGCCGTTGGCCTGGATGAACGACGCCTCGACCTTCTGAAGATCCTGCGCGGACAAGTTGGGCGAAAGCTGGGCCGACACCTCCAGCCACTTCTTGGCGACATCGCCGTCCTCCGCTTTCAACATCTGCGGGCTGGCAAGGTACTCCATCATCCGCGCTTCGCCTTGGCGGGTGGTCAGGCGGCCACGGTTCGACCAGAACGACTGGGCCTCGTCGTACATGCCAAGATCTTGCAACTGGGTCACAAGCGCGGCGTTGCTCGTCTCCCATGCGCTCCAGTCTTGGCTGCTGGAGATGGCACCGCGCAGCGAGTCTTCGTACTGCCTGCGAAGTTCGCCCTTCTGCTCGTCCTCGGCGTAGCGGTTGAGGTTGAACCGCTCGGTCAGCTTGCCAACGGTCGCCTTGTATTCTTCCTCGTCGATGCCGCCGAAAGCGCGCAGGTTGTCCAGCGTTCCAATCTGGGTCATCAAGTCCTTCGGAAACGCCGTCATCAGTTGCTGCGACGAACTGAACGCGATGTCATCGACATTCATGGAGCGGATCGCCTTGTCGATCTTGCCGCGCTCCGCCGCCGGGATGCTGCTGCTGTGCTGCTTGTAGTAGTCCCGCGCCATCTGCCGCGACGCCGGGTCTTGGCTCTGCGCCAGCGACGCCAGCGTATTGACATGCATCTGCGTCTCGACACTCTTCTCAGCCTGCTTCCACATCGGGCTGCCGGGCTGGACGCCCTGCGCCTGCATGATGGATGCCACGTTGCGCATCGCGTCCTTGTAGAACGGGCTTTCCTCCATCGTCTGGATCGTGCCGGAAGTGCTGAAGCTGTCGGTGTAGTCCGACACGTTCGCATCCAGCGCAGCCTTCGATTGGCCAATGTCGTAGGCCGTGCTCTGCCCCACGAAGTGGTCATCGACCTGTGCGGCGAAATGCATGTTGCGGAACCCGGCCCGCTGCTCGAAAGCCTCGCGCTGCCACTGGTTGTCTAGCCCGTCCGCAAGCTCCTTCTGCTTGCGCTGAATGTCCTGCATCAACTGGGTGCGCGCCTGAATGGCGTCGTAACCCTTTTTGTTGCGGTAATCCGAGACGGCGGCGCGGCTGAACTCGGAGAACTCGGTATCCGCCGACCGGGCGCGGGAGTCGTTGATTCGGTCTTGGACGCGCAACATGCCTGCGCCTGCCTGCTCCAAGCCCTGCCCAAGCTGGGCAGCACCTTGCCCAGCCAAGTTCTGAGCCGGGACCACCTGACCGGCTTGGAACTGGGGCATCGCCCCGGCGTTGACGCTGACGGACGGGAGATCGACCTGGGGGACTCTGACCATTAGGCGTTCCGGTTAGCGGTCATGTAGGTGCCGTAGATCGACGCAGCCTGCCCTGCCGTGCCCAGCAGTTGGCCTGCCGCGCCCGCCCAGGGCTGGATCGACCGGGCCGAGGCTCGGAGGTTGCGCGCCGAGGCGTTGCCCAGCATGGCCTGCTGGCGTTCGTTTACGACCTGCCTGCGCATCGCCTGGGACTGCCGCAAGGTGTTCGTGTCGATCGCCTGGAGGTCCAGACGCTTGGCTAGCTCGTTGCTCGCCTGCACCTCGGCGGCGGAGCCGACGCCCGCCTGGATGCCCCTGGCTCCCAGCGAGACGGTCGTGGCGGCCCGCTGCTGCGCCGCCCGAAGGCTGTAGAGCGCAGACTCCCGGCGGCCAGCTTCGATGGCGAACTGGGCGTCTGCCTCGGCGTTGCGGGCGTTGATCCCGGCGATCCGGCTGGCGAAGTCGGCAGCGGACGCCTGGGACTTCAGTTGCAGCTTCTGGTTTTCGGCTTGGTAGTACGCGCCGATGGCGGACATGACGCCGCCGGTCAGCATCGCCATGGCTCCCAAGGTGCCAAAAGAGTTGCCTCCAGACGCTGCCGCCCCGCTGGTGGCCGTGCCTTCGTTGGGGAAGACGTAACCGCTAGACCATGGCCCGGGCTGCTGGCCCGTAGTGAACAGCCCAGGAGACGAAGATGTCTGAATCATGGTTAGCTCCCTACAGCGACTTCAAGGACGAGGCCATTCACATTGAGCGGAAACGGCGCAGTCTGGCGAACCAGAACCGATCCGTCCTGCGTCCAAGATGGCAGCAGCGTGGCCTGAATCTCGTCGCCCACAAGGGCCGCATCCAGAGTGAACGAAGGGACAAGATTGCTCTCATCAGGGCCGATGTCGAACGTGTCGGTTGAGTCGAGGCGGAACCACGCCTTGTTGATGTTCTTGGTTCGGCCCTGCCCTGCGGCGTCCGCCTGCAAGGCGATCGGTAGCGTCTGCATCTCAGCGACGTAGCCAATACCGATGGCCCCGAACACGGCGTGCGACTCCAGCGTGATCGAGCCGCTGGCAGGCACCACTTGGTCGGCAAGCCGCTCGCCGTCAGCGACGATCTGCACCGTCTCCCCGACGAGGTGGCCAAGGCCGCTGTAGGTGCGCCGCGCAAACGCCCACGACGAGATAGCAGTCTCCCAGAACGCCGACGGGATGTCGGCAACGGCTCGCCCGCGAACAACCGACGCCGAGACGTACTCGCTGATCTCAACGGTTGCCCGGCTGCCGTCCGTAGCGGTCAGCACAAGGCGGCTGCCGACATCGCCAACCGCGAAGACGGTGTGCGCGCCGACCACTGACACCGTGACCGTCGAGCCAAGGCCGAAGCCGCTGCTCTGGTACTGGCTGATCTGAAGCTGACGGTTGCCGGTGTGCGTGTTGTCGAAGGTCAGGTAGCTGTCCACGAACACGCCTTCGTCGCCCGTGACGCGAAGATCGTCCAACGCCTCGACGTACCGCTTCGTGACGCCATTGATGGTCCGCTTCACGACCGCGTACAGAACGTCCTTGTCGCCTTCCAAGATGGACGCCACCGACTCAAACGCGCCGTCCGTGTCGTGCTGGTGCCACGCCGCCACCTGCTCCTCGGGCGTGTAGGTCAGACCAAGCAGCTTCCCGTTGCTGCTGACGAACCAGAGCACAGGGATGGGCGATCGCATCTGCGCCAAGTCCACCAGGGACAGGTCTTCGAACAGATGCGACGCCCGCAGACTCAGGTCGGTTCCGACGTAGCCCTGCGAGTTGAAGCTAAATCCAAGCTCGCGCACGCGACCGCCACGGCTGGCGCAGTAGACCACGCTATTGTTGACGATGACCGGCGTGACGTAGTTGCTGCCCACGAACGACTGCGGGCGCACGCTGACCGTGCTTGGCGTGATCGCGTCGCTGTTGATCGCCGTGATGCGCCACTCGGCCAGATCCGTCAGCACAAGCAACTCGCTCGCGCTCACGACATGCCGGATGCGATTGATCTCGCGGGTGGCGACTTGAATGGAGATGCGGTCGCTGTCCTTGATCGGAAGCGTGAAGCTCAGGTCCGTCTCGGTGTTCGCCTTGGTCATCCACAGGCGGCTTGGCTTTGCGCTTGTGCCAGCGAACACCTTGCGCTGGTCCCAGTACGACACGCAGGACGGGTACTCCCCTGCCTGTGCAAGCGAGTCATCGGGGATCGGAGGCGTGATCCCAATGTCGGCTGGAAGGTTGTTGTCCACGAACTTCAGGCCGCTGTTGTTGTCAGCCTTCCCGATCAGCCCGTACAGACCGCTTTGCAAGCGGTAGATGCGGTACTGCACCGCGTTGGCGACTGGCGACCAAGTGATCGTGTTGAACGTCTCGCGGGCGAACAGGTTGTTCGTCACCGAGATGGGCGCGCTGGCGCGGCTCTCGACATCGGTATCGTCAACGGCGGTGATGACGTACAGGTTGGTCGAGGTCGAGTCCTCGGGCCAGAACTGGAAGAACACCGGGGCGGTGAACACGCCACCGCCAGTTCCAACCACTAGCTGGTCACCGATGTTGGCCAGACCAGCAGCATTCAGGTTGGTCTGACCGTTCGCCTTCAGCACAAACTGGATGTTTTGCGTGCCGCTTTGAACAACGCTGTTGGCCACGCTGAAGATGTTGTTGTTCAGCTTGGCCGCAAGCCCGGTCGGCATGCCGGTGACCTGAGTGACCGTGCCGAACTTCACGCTGTCGCCAGCGACGATGGCCAGCCCTTGCCAGTCGCACTGCAACAGGCCAATGCCGCTTGAGTCCGTGGTGCGCGTGATTCTCAACGATTCGCCAGTCGAAGCCGCCGTTGTGAACGAAGCTGGCGGCAGCAGCTTGGCCGAGAACGACACCGACCGAACGTCCCACCGCGTGTCGGAGTACCTAAGAAGCTCCGTGGTTGGGTGGCTACGGTGAGCCAGCGTCAGAACGTCGTTGCTCTGCGCGTATGTCAACTCGAAAAGCTGCTGCTCCGTGTAGGCTCTACCGTGCGTAATGGTGACTTCTGGAGCCGGGCCTTCGTTCGTCCAGTATTGAGTCGCAGTAAGCAAATAGTCGCTGCGCGCAGGGATCTTGGCCCGGTAGTAGTCGGGGCTGCTGAACACCGTCTCGCCCGTGGCATAGATTGCCATGAGGCTGCTGCCGCTGCCGTTCGTCAGGTACGCCGTGATGGGCGTCCCGTCGATCGTGCGCTTGAGTCTCCAAGTCGTGCTGGACAGGCGGTCGATGTAGTAGCACGCGCCTGGGTACTCTGGAGACGATGGGGTAACAATCGAATGCAGCGTGCCGTTCTGCGTGCCGTTGTTGAGGTTCCACGCCACGATCGTCATCAGACGCGCTGTGCCCTGATACCCAGTGCGGAAGGCAAAGTTCGTGCTGTCGATGCGCTCGATGTAGAACAGGTAGCGGTTGACTCCTTGCTGCAACGTCACCGCATCGTTGTCGCGCAGGTTGTGCGGGGCGCTCGCTTGGTAGATGCCTGTCTTTTCGCCAACGTTGGTCAGCGTGATCGTTGCGATTCGGGCGTAAGGGTAGTCCGTAACGATCGGGTTCGCGTACCCAGGATCGGTGCTGACCGACGGGTGAATGACTGTCACCAGCGAGTTCGTCCCAAACCCCTGCTGGTCGATCGACGCGCTCGTCCAGATGCCAGTTCCGGTTGCCGCCGACACGCTCGTCCGCGTGGCGAAGAAGAGCGGAACGCCAGTGCGAAGCAGCGGCGCACCGTCTCGGTAGAACCGAAACTTGTTGGCCGACACCTCGACCACGGTGGCTGGGCTGCTGCTCAACGAGATCAGGCGCGTCTTGCTGCTGCTGTCGAACACTTCGCCGCAGTAGCGAAAGCCGGGGCGACGGCGGGCCGAACCCTGCGTCTTGACGTACATGTTGCGCGCCCGACGAAGGCCCGACTGGTGGACCTTAAGGTCAATGCGACCGTACATCTCGGGGCTGATCTCGCCCCCGTTGAACGACAGTTGCAGTGCGCGGGTGTTCGGCATCAGCGGTTCCCGATCCAGCTAGGGGTATGCATCGGCTTGATCTCGGCCTGCGTGGTGGTGTCGTGCGTCGCGGCGCGCATCATCCACGCCGTGGCCATCTGCGCGCATCGCTTGGCCTCCGCTGCGCCGACATCGCCCTTGATGAGCGGGCCAGCCAGCATCGACGCGAGGTGCCACGAAAGCGCGACGTTGAACGTGTTGGTGAACAGCGTTGTGTCGGTGATTTTGGCGATGTAGCGGATCTGCGCGTCTTCCACGTTCGTGTAGAGGATGCGATCTCCTGACGGCAGCAGCTCGATGACGAACTTCTGGGGACTCCAGACGCCGTTCATGGCAAGATCGTCCAATACCCCTTCCATGGTCAGCGACAAGATGCCGCTTGCATCCGACGGGACCGTGTAGGCGTACGCCCACTCGGTGCGCGTGTTCGTCGTAGCCGTGAGCGACTTGCGCTTGATGGAGAACGACCACGAACCCATCTCGATCAGGCTGTCGCGGGCGATCGGGTAGAAGCGAGCGCACAAGCTGGCCTGCGCCGAACCGTCCGGCGGGTCGATGCTGGTGATCTTGGCCGTCTCGCCGATGTTGGCGAGCGCGAGGTTGCAGATGTCCACTTCGCTCGATCCCATGCGCTGCACCGACATCCACTGCTCGTAGATGCGCTGACCCAGCGTGTTCATGCCGGTGCCCGAGTAGTGGATGCCGTCCAACATCATCGGCAGATCGGAGGTCTGCACCGATCGGCTGTACGGGTCCTCGTCCACCATGCGGTCGATGGCGGCGTTGATGACATCGGCGTACACCCACAGGACGTTCGGTCGGACCTTTGGAGCGATCCACGGGATCTTGTGCGCCGAGATGCTGCACAGGCCACGCTCGCGGATGGCGGCGCGCACCTGATTCTTCAGTGCAACGCAGTTGCGGTAGTAGCGATCGGCCCGCGCCGCCGTGGTCGAGTCCTCCTCGCCTTGCGTCCAGACGATGCCGATGCACTCGCCCGTGTCGCCCTGCGACTCAAAGGCGATCTTGGCCGCGTCCAGAACGTCGAGCAGGCGGGCGTAGCAGTTGCTTGGATCACCAGCCGACCACGAAGACTGCTGGTCGGGGTCGAACCACGCTTGCCCAGTCAGGCCAGACAGAGAGATCACCTCTCGCTGGGCCAAGCTGGTGCCTCCCACCGCAAACGGGATAACGTAGACCGGCTCTCCAGCGTATTCGTGGATGCGAACCGCCAACCCCGTGTAGTGCGCCTGCTTGGGCTGCGGCATCAACGAGATGCCACGAAACGGCTGGTAGTTGCCAGCGGTCGGCGTGTAGTGGTTTGGGTAGTTGAACCCAGGCGGGTACGGGTTGCTCTTGTCCTTGCCGTAAGCCGTAGACGCCTGCTTGCCCGACTGGTGCTGAATCACCATGAACGCGCCGCCGGGGAAGTCGGTGAACCACTGCTGCGCTCCGGTCACCGCTGGCCCGTTGTACGTCGCGCTGAAGGTGTACGTCAGAAACACGCCGACGAGCGAGATGTCCTTGACGTAGTACGGCCTGCCGCGCTCGATCTCGGGCGGCAGCGCACTGGCGATGATCTCGAAAGCGTCGCTAGTTGCAGGTGCCGCGCTGAACGCCTGGGCCATAGTGATGGCCGTGGTGGTGTTGCTGGCGATCAGCCGAACTTGGCCCTTGAGCGCACCGGAGCGGAACCGGACGTAGCGGCCAGCATAGTTTACTCCCACTCCAAGGCTGGAGCAGTTGATGACCGAACTGGTTGAACCAGCCGTCGCCGCGTTCGTGTTGCCAACGGAAGGGCCGTCGCCGTAGAACTCGACTTGAGTGTTCTTCGCCAGGAAGTCGGTCAGGAAGGTGAACGTGATCGGGCTTCCTGGGCCAGCGCAGTTGATCTGCGTAGAGGTCGGGATGTTGTGGTATGCCTCGCCCTCAAACGGCGACCACGGCAGCCACATGGCGAACTTGCTGAAGGGGATCTGCTGCCCAGCCCAGCTTGGCGGCTGGATCGTGTACGTCGCGCTGGCTTCGGTTGCGTTGGTGAACGGCTGGCCAACTTCGACAACGCTCTTGCCAGACGAGTTGAGGTAGATGTCGCCGCAGGGCCGCGTCTGCCCAGCGTTGGCACCAGAAGTGCATGTAATCGTCAGGCCGGTCAGCGTGCCACGGTACGTCGGGCGACGCTCAATACTGATGCGGTGCGGAAGGTCGAAGCAGCGCAGCGTGGTGTCGCCGCCGATCTGGGTGAAGACGAGCGGAGCAGTGCCGTTGTTGTTCCAAGTGACCAACGCGCCAGCACTATCGCGCAGATCGACAACTTGCTGGCCGTTCGACGTAGACACCACGTTGACGGTGTACGGCGTGGTCGAGGACAGCCCGGTCGGCAAGCTGCCTCCAGTCCCAGCCGTGACCAAGACCGTCGCCGGGTACACGTTGCTGTAGAGGTGCTGGCCGTCGAGGCGAAACTGATGGTTGGGGGTATGCACCAACGCTGCAACCGTGTTCGTCGCAGGCTTCCTCAGGATGACCGAGCCGAGCGTGCCTAAGGTCGTGACGGTTTGCCCCGTAGCTTGGGTTGTTACTGGCACCGTAACCAGTGTGTAGGTTGGCCCAGGCGTGCTGCTTAGTGCCAGGTTTTGCGACGTAGTGTTCGGGTGAACCCAATAATCCACGTTCGACAGGTACGGCCCAAGATCAGCCGAGATGCGAACTCTCTGATTTACCTCAATGCCATGAGCGAGACCAAATACCAAGGCGTTTGAACCTTGGTTTGCATTACTCGGGGTCGCGGTCACCTCTGCCGCCACAACCGATTCAACCGTGTATTCGGGCGTCTGCTGCGGGGCTCCTACGAGGTTGACGATCGGTAGGCCGTGAGGCAAGGACGGCGCGATGATCTCCGACACTGGGTTGCCGCCCGTGCCCATCGTGATGTTGGCACCGCCACGGGTGTCAGCGATGCGAATCACTCCGGTTGCAGCATCGGCGTAGGTGACGATGTAGCGTCCATTGAGCGTCACAGCGTTGTTGATAACGCCAGCAAACCTAATCCACTCGCCAACTTGCAGCAGGCCAAAAGCTACAAGGTTCACGGTAAGAACGATGTCGGCAGATCCGTTTGTCGTGGTGACTAAGGAAGCCGTCTGCCCGTTGTTGTCGAACGCTGGCGAAAGCACCACGACATCCGAGTCCGTCATCGGCTGCGACGCGAGGTGGATGCTGACGATACCTGGGGCGGAAGCGTTGGAATCCTTCCCGCTGTAGGCGAGTCCAGGCACCTTCACATCGTAGGTGCCAGCGTCGTTGACGCCGCCCAGCGTGTTGGCAAGCACAACCGTGCTGGTCGTGCCAACCGCGCCGCCCGTGAACGGGTAGATGAATTCCTCTCCGGCTTCGGGCGGAGGAACCATCATCGGGCTGACGTAGACCGTAGTGCCCAACGCCGTGCTGGTGATCGTGTGCTGCCGACCGTCACGCTTGCGCGTCAAGACGATGTTGCGCGGGTTGTATTGCCACTCCAGAGAGGTCACCAGCTTGTCCGCCGTGCTGCCAGCAGCGACCGTGCAGATGCCTGGGTACTTGAAGTTGGTGCTCTTGACGACGTTCGTCTGCGCCGGAAGCGGATCGTAGAACGTCAGCATCCGAACGGCCTGCACCGCCTTGCCCTTCGTGTTGGCTACCTGCCACGGGCGACCCTTCGGCCCATCGCCAAGAACGCCGCTCTGGCGGCCACCGGAGAAGGTGTACGGCAGGTTGAGCACATCGCTGTAGCTGCCCTCCGCGTGCTGGATCGCGTTGACCTGCGGATTGCGCAGCGCGATCTGCAAGTTCTCGTCCTCCCAACTCTGCGCGTCCGCAAAGGGGGCACTGTTGCTCTGACCGATCGCCACCAAGAACTTGCGCTTTGCCACTGAAGTCTCCTTGCCTACAAAAAGAAAGCCCCGCCGCACCACGCGGCACGGCAGGGCCAGTCTTGTCTACCCAGCTACGTCAGGCGGTGAAGCCCGAGGCGTAGAACCGGCGACCGTCCTGCACATCGTGAACGATGGCGACGGTGGCCACGTTGGTGGTCCCGGTGAACGTGCCCGTAGTCGCGGCACGAACAAAGAGGTAGCGCGGCAGCGTGGTTCCGACGCTGCCAGGGGCACCAGCAGGGATCAACACCTTGTAGGTACGGCCAGCGTCCAGATGGCCGCTTAAACGGACAAGGGTGTTGGTCAGGTTGGCGATGAAGGAAGGACTCGACTTGTCGGCGTTCGCGCTGCCCCACAGCGAAAACACGGCATCGATGCCACCAACCCAAGTGGTCGGGATGGAGATGAAGAAGTAGAGTTCCTCGCCGCTCTGAAGATCGCGGGCACCGCCAGCCGTCGCGCCACCAACCGACTGCGTGTCGATGACATCGACGCTGTCATAGTTGGTAGCCGCCGTGGCGTTCGGAGTGGACAGCGTGAGTTGCTGATCGAGAATCATTGGTTTGTTTCCTTTTGGTTGTTCATGTGGTCAGGGGGATCACGCCGGGACCGAAGATTCGTTGTTGGTCAGCGCGTCCACCTTGCGGATCGGGATGCCCTGGAACGTCAGCCACGACATCGGCGTGCCGAACTGCGACAGGCCCTTCTCGATGTCGAGAACGCCGTTCGTCCGGTCCATGGCGATGATGCGCAGGCCGCTGTAGAGCGTGCGATTCATGTAGAAGGCTGGCTTGATGCCGCCCCACGACGGGATCTTGTCCATCGCTCGCGCCATCATCTTGATGAGCAGCGTAGCGTCGCCTGCGGCTTGGCCTTCACCCGCAGCCAAGATGCCGCTGGACGAGACGTTGGCGATGCGCACGACGTACCGCCAGTCCTTGACGGCCAGACCCGGCTTCCACTGGAAGCGCGAGACGTACGCCTGCATGCGGTTGGTGCCGTCGAAGATCGTCTGGATGCCCAGGTCTTCCTTCATCAGTCCCGCGTTGCTGCCCTTCGGGAACGGGCAGTAGACCGTCCGATCCGACCAGCCGACGAGGTAGACCGAAGAAAGGTTGTTGGTGCCGCCCGCCCGCAGGACGTTGGTGCCGTTGCCAGCCGAAGCCGAGGTATAGCGATTCTCGAAACCAAGGAACTGCTTGGGGTCCGTGGCGACGTTGCCCTTGAACAGCCCGGCGACGAACGTCTGGTTCATCGACTCGATGAACGCAACGTCTTCGCTCAGACGAAACGAGTTGGTGTTGCCATTCAGCTTGGCGAGGTCAACGTCCATTTCGGAACGCGCCTCGATCATCGCGCACGCCTCATCCACCTGAGCCGTCGTGCTCTTGCTCGACGGGATGCCCTGGTTAAGAGCGCGGTAGTAGGTCGTGGGAAGACCAGTGCGGATGACAACCCGCTCGCCGGTCGGAAGGTTGCCTTCCTTCCACACGCAGTCCTCAAGGACTTCGTTGGTCTGGGAGAGAAGCTCCGCAACGTCAGCAATGCTGCCGTCGGGATGAACGCGCTTGGCCCAGTCGGCCAGCGTCAGGTTGGTCTGTGCAAGAGTAGCCATTTCGGATGTTCAGGGGGTCGTGGTTCAGGTCTTGTAGAAGGACTCCGCGATGGAGTTGAAGTCACGCGGGCCAGTCACCTGAGCGGCTCGCGCACTCTTTCCGCCAACGAAATGATCTTCGGAGATCATCTCTCCAGCCTTGCGGAACAACCGCACCATCTCGGGATGGTTGACGAGGCCGGATTCCTTGAGCAACTCCTTCAGCGTGGGCGAAGCCAGTGCCTCATACGCCTTGTTGGCGACCTGGAGAGAAGCCTCCAGCTTTGCGCCGCCGAACTCGGGATCATTCTTGGACTGGTTCAGCCACTCTGCACGCGCCGTGTCGAGCTTCGCCAGTTCGGCCTGCTTCATGGCAGGTGCCATCTGGTCGAGGATCTTCTGCGCGTTGTCCTTGTTGATGTTCAAGGACTTTGCGAGTTCCGTGTACGTTGACAGGACGCCAGGGTCGTACTCACCCGTGAGGGTAAAGTCTTCTGCCTTGGGGGCAGACTCGCTCTTGGGTTGCTCCGTCGCCTTGGCTTCCTGCTTTGGCGGCGTGGTCTGCTCGCTCTGCTTCGTCGGAGTTGCCTCCGTCTTGGCAGGAGCGGTCGCTGCGGCTTGGCCTTCGTTTGTGGTTGGGGCGGCCCCCGTCAGCATGTCGGTCATTCAGATTGCTGCGCGGCTTCGCGCATCATCAGCGGGTACAGGTCCGAGCAGTGCGCGTTGACCAAGCCCAAGAGTCTTCGTGCTGATTCCCGCTTCCCTTCTTCAAACGCCATCTGGCCGAAGTTGGGGTGGAAAACCGAGTGAAAGACGCCTGCCTTGGCAAGAAGCCGATGCACAATGCGTCGGCCCCGCTTGCTGCCCATGAGCCACTTGGCGTCCGCGATCTCGTCCTCTGTGGCTAGTCGCTCGCGCAGTGCTCTGTCTGCATCTGCGGCGCGCTGGCCTTCAAGGTCGAGCGGGTCGTAGTCACTCACGCCAGGACGCTAGGTACGTCTGGCAAAATCCATGTACCCCGTATGCCATCAGATGACGGCAAGGGCGACCTTCAGGATGCGAGCCACCGCGATCATCCAGGCGTGCTTGACGGCCATCTGGACCTTGATGCGGTGGTGCAGAGCGCGGTTCTGGGCTTCAGCAGTCAAAGCCGCCGTCAGCGATTCGACGTTTTCGCCCCGAGCGATGCGGATTGGTAGTAGTGCCGCGTCCTCGGCCATGGCCATCAGTTCGGCCCGAAGCTGGGGGTCGCTGATCTCCGATTCAAGCTTCGCGAATAAGGTGTGTAGCTCGTCGCGGACGATCGACTCGATCTGGTTGGGGACGGCCATCAGCGCACCCCGACGTTCTTCTCGTCAGCCGCAATGCGGTCGCTCCACGCCTGGAGGCCGCGCAAGTGCGTAGCCTTGGCTTGCGCGTCCATCACCGGGTCAGCGGTGACGTAGGCGATCATCATGGGGGCGAACCAGTTGTAGGTCGCCCGGTCGGCGGCGATGCGCTGGTGGTCAGGGCCGCAGCAGCCGACCATGGTCAGGGACGCCGCGAGCGCGGCACAGCGAGCGAACTTGTTCATGCGTCGTTGTCTTGCAGGAGTGCGATTAGCCGAGCCTCGCGCCGGTCGGTGTCGGTACGCGCCTCGGCCAGAATCTTGTTGACCGTCTCGGCAAACGTGCCGCTGATCTTGCTTGCCGTCTCTAGGTGCTGCGACACGACGCGATCGTGAGCTACGCGCAGCCGCTCTTCGCGCTGGAGAAAGTACCACGCTACGCCAAACGCAAGGCCCCCGCTGCCGACGCCCAGCAACTTGTCCCAAGGGATGGTGACGAGATCGGCGGGAGGCATGCCAGCTTGGGTCAAGATGGCGACACTTCCACCAGCAACGACAGCGGCGAGTGAAGAAAGCACGGTGTGGGAAATCGTCATGGTGTGACGTTGAGCGTAATGGTTGTGCGTTCGCTTCCAGTCATGCCCGCCGTCACGCGGTCCTTGGTGTCGGCAATGTCCCTGAAGGTCACGGTTGCCGAGCCGCCGCCAGCAGACACGATGTCCGTTTTGCCAGCCGCGACTGCGGTGAGAACACGCATCACCTGTTCGGCTGTGTACCCCGACTCGATGACGTATTGCCACACCTTCTGCGCGAGGTTCTCGGGCGACAACGTCGTAAACGGCGTGATGTCGCCAGCAAGATTTCCCGTGGCGCGAACCGTGGCCGAGCCGACGAACGTGACCGGCGAGGTGCCGAGCGCGTCGATGATCGCGCCGAGCGTGGTCGGGCCGATCGTGAACGTCAGCGACGATGCGCCCGTGAGGCCAACGGCGGCGGCGAGCGTGCCCGACAGCGTCCAGGTCGCCGTAGCCGAGCCGGTCGCCGAGACGATCAACTCAAGCTGCGACGGCCCGACCGTGAACGTGATCGAAGTCGAGCCTACGACGTTGCGCCCTGCGGCGACGGTCAGCGGCGAGACGGTGAGTTGCGCCTGCGACGAGACAAAAGCAGACAGCGCGCCCGGCGACTGCGGCAGCAGCCACGCCGATGGGTGGCGGTGGCCGTAGGGGATGCCCCCGAGGTTGCCGGCGAGGCCCTGGCCTGCGGTGATGTTGCGTAGCTCGGTGCCGCCCCAGAACGCCCGTTGCATGCCCAACGCGCCGCCACGGAAGCGCAGCGGCAAGCTGGCGATCGTCGAGGTGTTCTGCTTCAGAGCCACGGTCAGCCCCAGCCGAGTTCCAAGTGGCCGTAGAAGTTGGTGTTCGCCGCCGTCGCACTGCCCGCGAAGTACAACCACACAAGACACGCTCCGTCGATCACGCGAGGCATCGACGGGAGTTGGTTGACCAAGTCGCGCTCGACGGCGACCGCAGCCGTGGTCAGCGGGATCGTCAGCAGCGGACGAGCAAGACACAGCGCCATCGTTCCAGCGCCGGACGCAGCGGACATCGTGACCGACGCCACGGTGCTAACGCCGGTGTCACCCGACGCCAACGGCAGGAACGGCCCGTAGTTGTTCGCCGCCGTGCCGCTGTGCGCGATGTGGCCGACAATCGCCGAGGCGGTCATCGACACCGTGACCGGCAGAGCTCGGCCGCTGGTAGGGGTCGTGTTGCTGTAGCTCAGCGCGATGTTATGCGCCGTGCCACCGCTGGCCACGGTCGTCACGGTGAACAGCCGGCAGCCCGCGCCGTTGGTGTAGCGCAGCGTCGGCGTGCCGGTCAGCGTTTGCAGCGTGCCCGAGTTCGTCGAGATTCCGGGCCAGTAGCCCTGGAGATCGACGAGCATTAGCTGCGCCGGGACGCCCGTCGCCACCGCCGTCACTGCGCCGACGTTGAGCGCGTGCTTGGTGTCGGTGCTGACGTTGCCGCCGTGGTAGAGGCTGAAGACGCTGGCCTCGTTCGTCGACTGCCACGCGAGCGCGGTGCCGGTGAAGGCGTTGGCGACAGGAGTGCCAGCCAACGGCGAGAAGTCGTACCAGCGGCCAGCGGTGTACGCCGCAGCACCAGTGATCTTGTTCCAGTCGTTGCGGTGGAACTTGCCGTTGGCGGTGATTTCAGAGACGAGATCGTCGAGTGAGGAAAAGCCCATGTCAGCCCCAGAGGAACTCCAGTTGTCCGTGGACGATCGTCTCGCCCGTAGTGTTGCCCGCCAGTGCCAGCCACTGGAGGAATGCGCCGTCTTCGATCTTCGGTAGCGGCATCGTCTCGCGCCCAAAGTTGCGCTCGACGTTGGTCACGCCTTCCCAGATCGGAAGCGTGAACAGCGGCTTGCACAGAACGATGTTCACGAAGCCGCCGATTGCAGCAGACAGCGTGACGCTCTCGATGCTGCGAATGCCGCGATCACCGCTCGCCAGCGGGATGAACGGCGACAGGCCGTTGATGCTTGCGGTTGTGTTGGTGACGCTGACGCAGGTGCCGATCACGCCAGAGCCGTAGAACGAGAACGTGCTTGTGCGCCCGCTTGTCCCGGCGTGGTTGGTGTACGAGACGGTGCAGGTTGCCGTAGCGGCCAGCGTGCCAGGAACCTGCACCACGACGAACGCCTGCACGCCCAGCCCGTCCGTGTAGCGCGTCAGACTCGCGGGGTTCGTGGTCGCCTGCGGGTCCACCGAGTCGCCGTCGATCAGCGGGTACAGCCCGAGGTAGTCGGCGAACAGGCAGGTGAGCGGAGCTTGGTTCGTCGCGCCGACGCGCATCTGCGCAGCAAGAACGTGTTTGCTCATGCCCGCGCCCGGCGTCGGCCCCGCGAAGATCGACAAGTTGCGCTGCCCGACCAGCGGCGTGAACTCCAGCACGTTGCCGATGTAAGCGTTGTAGACAGGGTGCCCTGCGCCGATTGACCTGTCGTACCAACGGCCCGCGCCGGTCGTGTTGAAGAAAGGCTTGTAGACCTGCTGCGCGTGGTAGCGGCCTTGCTCGACCGCCGTGGCGATGTCTGTGACGCTACGGATCAAGCGGCCCCTCCATCAGTAGCACCTGCCCGCTTTCGTGCGTGCTGCACGGGCCGACCTGACCCGTCTCCGGGTCGTACGCCAGTTGCTCATGACAGTGCGCGCAGACGTACATCGCGTTAGTCCAGGGTGATGACCAGCGCGCCAGCAGCGAACTGCGGCTGCACGCCGCTGACGATGGTAAGCGGCGAGGCGAGCGCGCCGAAGGCGATCATGGTGTTGACGCCCAACGTCACGCCGTCATCGACGCCCACGGAGAAGTGCGTCACCGTCGCGGTGCCGCCAGTCGAGGTCGGGAACTGCACTGCGGCGGCGTTCGTGACTTGGTTCGCCGTCACGGTCCAGCTTACGTCCCGAGCAATGGGAACGCGGGCGTAGCTGGTGTACGCGGCCTCGCTTGTGGTCTGGCCGCCCGCCTCGCCTGGGCTGGCAGTGTGCAGCGCAACCCACAAGTCGCCATCCGTCGCGGACTTGTCAAGCCCCGTGCCGTCTCCGATGTTGGCGATAGCCAAGTTCTGGAACAGATGCGCCAGCACCGCGTTCTCGTAGTAGTTCGAGAAGGTCATCAGTCCACCGTGACCGTCAACTGACTCGCGGCGAACTGCGGCTGGATGCCTGCGCTGATGCTCAAGCTAGCTGTGAGCGCGCCCTTGAAGACGAGGTTGCCCGCGCCGCTCAGGTCCGTGCCGATGCCGAAGTGCGTGACCGTGGACGAGCCAGCCGTGCACTGCGCGAACTGCACTAGCGCGGTGTTGCTGACCGTGCTCGTCGAGCGCGTCCAGCCGCCACCCGTGCGGTTCACCGCGACGCGGGCGTATCCGGTGTAGCTCGCTTCGCTCGTCGTTTGCGTGCCCGTCTCGGTCGGGTCCGCCGTGTGCAGCGAGATGTAGAACGACCCAGCCGCCGCCGAGTTCTGGAGGCCACTGGCGTCGCCGATGTTGGCCCAGTCGGCGTTGAGGAAGACCAGATCCAACAGGGCCGCTTCTGCGGCGTTCGTCATCGACATGGTGTCACCAGCCCGAAGGCATGTACGAGTTGAGTTCTAAGTAAGTCCGCATCCCGGCCTTGGTCGATTCCGTCAAGATGCCCTTGCCGGTGCCCGTGATGTCCATGCCGAGCTTGTCTGTGCCAAGTGATCCTGGCGGGATCGGCGACACTCCGCCGCTTGTGTCTACTTGCCGCAAGAACCCAAGCCGCTCGACTTCACGGCGCAACGCATCGCCAGCGTATTCCTTGCGCTGGTCGCGGTAGCCGCCTGAGAAGTCTACGGGCTGGGCCATGTCACCAGAGGAGGCTTATGCGGCTTCCAGCCCCATAGGTCGCAATGTTAATCTCGCGGATCTTGATGTACGGCAAGAAGATGTTTTGCCCTGGGGCAAGCACCACTTGCATTTCGCTTGCAGCATCTACTCCATCAATGCGGAGGTTTACGGTACAAGCTGCGGCAGCGTACATGTAGAAGCCGTTGGCTGGAGTGCTCGGAGTCTTGACGCCTGCCGAGGTGTAGCTTTCGCAGTAGCTGAAAACGTGCGTGCTACTTGGAAGAACAGCAAAGGCTGGAGCGGTCATACTGGTGTGGTGGGGTTTGCGTTGTAGCCAGAGAACATCGCCATGACATCCGTGAGCGCACTCGGCTCCGTGGTCTTGGCGGCAGCAAGGTTCTTCGCGGTCATGGCCGACTGCTGCATTGCTGCGGCCTGTTCCTTCTGGGCCATCGCCTCGTTGCGCGCTTGGCGCAGGGCTTGGGCCTGTTCGGTTGCGATGATGATGTTGGGATCGACGCCAAGCATGTCGGCGTAGCGATCTACCAAGATGTCGCTGTTGATCTTGTCGAGCACCTCGGGCTTCATCTGCGCAATCGCGCCGACGTTGCCGATGAAGCGATCGACCGAAGAGCTGCCAACGGCGCGCTGCGCCTGGGCCAGCACCGAGACAAACTCAACGCCGAGGTCCGTGCCAGCAAGTTCGGGAGGCGGAGGCGGGATCAGGTTCTGCGCCAGCATGGCATCGAACGTGAGATCTACCAGCGGCTCCAGCAGTTCGGTCTGCAACCGCTCCATGACCGGGCCGAGCATGAGCAGCTTTTCTTCGTGCCGCTCTTGGATCTCGCGTGCGGTCATGTTGCTGCGCATGTCGTTCTGCATCATCAGGAACAGGTCTTCGTAGAAGGACCGTCCGATGCGTGCGCGAACATCTTGGATGTCGTTCAGCAGGTACTGAAGGTTGAGGTTCGTCTCAAACGAAGTGCGGATTCCGTTCTGCTGCGGGGCATCGTGGAACGTCACGCCGCCGGGCAGCATGTTGACGGCGCGGCCTTGCATCGACGTAGGAGCCTGGAGCGGCGGCTGCGTCTGGTAGTCGATGCCCTGAGCCTTGCGAAGCTGCTCATGCTGAAGCTGGCGGATGTCCGGCAGGGCTTCCATGCCTGGGCCGTTGCCGTAGACATCGTTGCCGGTGACCGACCAGCGCGGAGCGAGCACTGGGAACTTCTCGAAACCCGATTCGCGCAGCATGACGGGGTTGTTGTTGCCCGTCTCAAAGTAGCAACTGCGGTACGCCATGTTGAGGCGGTCGCCCTTGCCTGGGTCGCGGTCATCTCGCGGCTCGATGCAGTGGATGACGGTGACGGGTGCTTCTAGCGTGCCACGGTCGTACAGCGTCTTGACCGACTGCGAGCAGTTCTCGTATCCGAACTCGCGCACCACTTGCGAGACGGTCATTTCAAACTCTCGGTAGAACACGTTGACATGGCTCTTGGCATCTTGGGAGATGCAGAACTCGCCAACGGTCACCGGGTACAGGTGGATGACCTTCTGAGGATCTGGAAGCAGGATGCAGCTTGCGGTCCCGAACGCGCCAAGCTCCTCGTACATCGTGTGCAGTGCGCGGTAGGTGTTCGTTCGTTGGAACACGCGCAGCATGCGTTGCTGGACATCTTCCAGCCAGATTTTGACCGCGTGATAGTTGTTGAGGTCTGGGTCAGGCGACGCCAGCTTGAACCACGGGCGGGCTGGCGAAGTCGCGCCAGCCATCAGTCCCGATGCGAGCGTGCGAAGGGCGCGGGTGGCGGTGTTGTCGTAGACGTTGCCAGCGCGCTTGTTGCCCTTGTTGCGGTCGGTGGTGTAGTAGCGACCGGACCACGGGAGCAGGTAGTCCGTGATTTCCTTCCAGTGCGTGTCCCACGACGTACGGTCGGTCTTGAGTGCGGAGTACCGCTCCTGCAACCGTTGTCGGTGGGATCGCTTGTCCACTGGTCACTCTCCCAGCAGTCGGTTCTTGCCGATGCGCGAGTTGTCGGAGGTGGCACCGCTGCCTTGGCCGAGGAGCGTGCTGGATGCGCCGCGTCCCATGGCTCCTTGCTCGCCGGTCAGCAGGGATGCGACATCTGGCGTCTGGGCCTGCTGCTTCTTGCGCTCCATGGCGGCCAGTTCGCTTTCGCGCATTGCCATGCCTTCGGCTTGAGCCTGCGCCTGCTTCTGGAAGTTTAGGCCCTTTTTCTGCTGCTGGCGGGCTTGGTTGGCTTGGTACGCTTGGGCACCAGAGCCAAGGGCTGCGACGCCTGCGCCGATGAGGAGTGCGGTTGAAGTCGCTACGGCCATGGTTACCTGATGTAAGCGTTTTCGATGTGCTTGTAGCCGAGGCGTTCGATGAAGTCCCCGGCGCGCTGGCCCATCTGCGGGATGCTGCTCATCACGGTGTGAGTAGCGTTCTGCTGCTCGGCCCACTCCTCAAAGTCGCGGACCATGCGAACGGCGGTCATGCCGTGCCGGTGGCCGGGCTTCATCCACCAAGCAAGCTCGGTGGCGCACTTGGTTTCTGGCGCGCACCACATGGGGGCGACCATGCCAGCCAGCATCCCGACCAGCGATCCGTCGAGCGACTCGGCGACGATGATGACGCCTTGGTCGATGATGTTGGTCAGCACCGAATGAAGCTGCTCGTCCGTGATGACAACGCCGCGAAGAACTGGGTGGGCCGCGATGAACGGCCTACCAAGTTCGATCAGGGCTGCGATGTCATCATGGGTTGCTCGGCGCATCAGCACGCAGCGACGTTAGGTACGACTCTTGAAACGGATGTACCCCGTCATCTCTCCATGCGCAGTACGTCGTAGGGGTCGTACTCGGAGGAGTTGTTGAGGTTCTTGCGCCAGTCGGCCAGCAGGGTGGTGGTCTTGACGGTGTCGATCAGGGCCAGGACGAAGGCGGTGCCGAAGTCTGGGGATCTGCCGATCTTGTCCATGACCTCTTCGCGGGAGGCGACGGCGATGGTGGTGCCGGAGGACTTCCAGGTGGGCGCGCACAGGTCGGCCATGAGGCGCGGGTCAGGCGGCAGGCAAATGCCGGTGTTGTTGACCGGGTCGAGGGCTTCGCGCATCCGCCACCACAGTTCGGAACGGTAGTTCTTGAACTGGATGCGGCCCGACTTGTCCATGCCGCGCGCGGACTCGGCCACGTTGACGCCGATGGTCTGGTGCCCCATCTCGCGCAGGAAGTCGTACGGGCTACTGCCAACGCCGATTACGTCGATGTGGATGGGGGCTTGGTCGCGCTTGGCGGCCATGGTCAGGGCGGCGACCGTAGGGCCGTCAGGTGTTGCGCTGCCTGGGTAGGCCAGCGGCTGGTTGAACCACATGCCATGTCTGCGGGCGATGATGGTTTGGTCGCGGCCACCGCGAGCTACGTCTACGCCGAGGCTGGTCATCTCTTCCAGCTTGTCGGGCATCTTCCAGCGTGCCTGTGCGGCTTCGACCCAGGCCGTGGGAATCACCTGCCAGGGATCGTCTTCCATGCCCGCCGAGAAGTCGCCGTGCAGCATTTGGCTGCGCAGCGGCTCGGGCATGGACTGTAGCTGGGCCATGTACCCGGTGTTCATCAGGTACGGGTTGTCCGAGATGCGGGACGGGATGAAGGTCCGGCTCTGCGGGATGATCTTCTCCGCGCCGTGCGTGAACGGCTGTCCGTTCTCGACCTCGCGCTCCTTGCCGTCCACCACCGCGAAGTACCGGATCTCGCCGGGCTTGGCTGGGTTCTTGTGCTTCTTGTCCAGCCAGGGCGCGAAGTATTCGACCACCCAGCGGCCTTCAGCCGTCGTGGGCGGGTTGAACGTCATCAGTGCCCTGGTGCGTTGCCGTGGGTCTGTGGTGCGCAGCCAGCCCAGCAGGAACCGCACAGCGTCCATCCGCATGTTGGACGCCTCGTCGAACACCAGGAGGTCGTGCGGCCTTCCCTGGTACTTGCGTTCCTCGCCGGGCGTCGGGAACGATCCGAACTCGATCTGTACCGGCACACCATCCGGTCGCGTGATGCGCCAGATGCGGTCGTTGACGTTCAGCCCGTCTCGCCCCTTCAGGATCTCGCTGATGCGGTCGATGACGCCGACCAGTTCTGTACCGTTCTGGCGGAAGATTCCGACCTTTTGATGCTGGGTCAGGGCAAGCCCAACCGCGAGGTCGGACTTGCCACCACCAGCCGCGCCGCCGTAGCCCGTTACATCCGCCTTGCTGTAGTACGCAAACGACTGCGGGCCGGGCAGCGGCCTCCACAAGACCTTGTCCTCCTGAAGCAGCTTGTCGAGTTCCGCGAGTTGTTCGGGACTCAGCCGCTTCAGGATTTCAGGGTCAATCGCTGTCACTGTCTTCGTCCAGTAGTTCGCGGAACTTTCTCTCGGCTTCGTCTGCGCCCTTGAAGGCAATCACCGAGAGGCCCGCATTCTGCGCCGACTTGTTCCGCATGTCCACTTGCTCGTTCATCCATTCCTGCAAGTGGTTCGCCGCGTCGTTCGTCGCCAGCACCCATGCGTACTTTCGTTGGCCCCCTTTCGCCGTCACGCCGCCGCCAACCAAGTTGCCGCGATCGTCGTAGTCCGCGAACGGCATCGCCAAGTTCTCGATCATGCGCTCAACCGCAGCATGCAGCACGCTCAGGAACTCCTTCCACTCTTCGGTCGTCCAGTCCATCCACGGGTAGCGATCATCCATCTGCGTCTCCCAGTAAATGCACCCCAGGCGGCTCACATCGCCCAGGGCACAAGGTCGGTTAACCCGGTCACGATGGAACACCCACCGCAAGACCGGGCTGCAAGGCAACGTACACGAACTGCCACTACCGTGCAAGCAGTTCTGCTACTTACGATGCGAAGGGCTGAAGCCGCAGACGGATCTCCTGCATGACGGCCTTTCCGTGCGGATGTCCGTTGTAGGTCGAAATCTGCTCTTCCAGGTACGCCACAACCGTCTCAGCAACCCGCTGGACGCTCTCGCTGCTCTCCGCAGCCACCTTCTGCACCGAAGCCTGATCGCCCCGCATTCGGCCCAGCCAAGCCCTTGCCTGCGATCTCCAACAGTTCCGACGCTCCATCCCCAACACCGCTCGATCCCGAGCCGCTTGATCCGAAAAACCACTCTCGCTTGCTGCGTCCATCTACTCTCCTACGCACTATTGCGTATTCACTTTTGGGGCCAAAATATGGTAGAGACCGTAACCTTCACGCCCCCAGTACGCAACCGCTAGAACATCCACTCTGAATCTGCCATGCTGCGAGTCTCACGCTCTCAGCACCTCCGCTTTCTCTCCCCAAGAGAAACTCCACACGGGCAACTCCGAGTCTACGGATTGCGAACATGCAGCGATCCCAACGGGATCGAGGAGAGCACCTCTCCTACTCAAGCAGGCCGCCACGCTGACGGCAGGCCACTTGCTGCAAAAGCCGCTGCTCGGCTCCGAGATTTACAGCATCCGGCGCACGAACAGCAATCCACGATGCCAAGAACCCTGTCCTGAACAGAACCAGCATGGGGGGGCTATACCCTCCCC